AAGGCTATGTTGAAGGTAATGTGCAATGGGTCTTGTCGGAAATTAATATGATGAAGCAACAGTACTCACAGGAAAGATTTATAGAATTGTGCTGTGCTGTCGCAGATAAAGTAAATGGTGATTAAATGTCTAATTTAGATTTCTCAGGGTTGTTCGGAGGTGGCGGCTTTTCGCTAGACCCTAGTAAGTTTGACTTCAGTGGTCTAACCTTTGACGAGCCTGCTGTTCAACCTGAGCCAGTTAAACAGGCTCCTAAGGTTGTTACAAGACCAGACCCTATAGCTGTCGTTAGCACAACTACAGACCCTATTGAAGAGGCTGTAAACTCTGTTAAACCTAATGTAGTTATTCCTGAAGTAACTGCGCCTACAGGTATGAACTTTGGCATTGCTCCTATTAATACATCTCCTATTGCTAACATCGGTAACTTAGGAGGCGTTAGTGGTTTTGACGTTCCTGCTAGTGCTGTAGATAATCTATTAACAACAGCTAAGACTAATGAAGAAATTCTAAATCCTTTAGTTTCTGATATTGAAAAGTTTGGAGTAGGCTCAGGACAAGCAGGTGTAATTCCTACGTCAACAGCAAAGGAACTAAAGAACTACGTAACGACTGATGAGTTTTCTAATATACTTGACCAGTACTCTAAAGTAAGAACAAGTACAGGAGAAAGCGAATGGGCAGGAGCTGCTTCTAGAGATGTTCTTGATGCTTTAAATATTCCTTATTCTTTTGAAACACAGGATGACTTTGGAAGAACCTCTAGATATAACTTCAACGAAGAGACTAATAGTTTTGACTTGGTTGAGGAATATGGAGGCACGTCAGCTTTAAACGAAGGCATAAAAACTATTGCTGAAACAGCGGCAACCGTAGCCTTAACAGGCGGCTTAGGCGCAGGACTAGCTTCAGGACTAGGCGTGAGTACTGCTACTGGCGTAGGCCTAGTTACTGGAGGAGTCAGCCTAGCTCAAGGTGATGACTTAGATGAAGCTATAGTCAAAGGTTTGACAGCAGGTCTCGGAGAACACGCTAAAGGAGCTGCTGAGGCTCTTGAAGCAGCAGAAGCGGCAGGTGAGTCAGTAGAAGTTATTAAAGGCTTACAAGCAACTTCTGATGTCGCAAGTAACATTAAAAACGTAGTTAACATTGGTCAAGCCATAGAAAGCGGAGATGTCTTAAAAGGATTGTCTAACGGCATGGAGTTAGCAGGCATAGGTAGTCTTGTGGACTATACTGAAGATGCTCTTGCGAACTCTCTAGGCGAGACAGCAGGCATGGGTATTGATGGAGCATTTACTGAATGGGCTTTCTATAACTCAGACCATATAGCGGAAGCTACAGTTAAGTTTGCTGATACTCTTATTAAAGGAGGTGACTTAGGTGACGCTACTTTAGGTGCTGTTAAAGAATACATTAAAGATGGCGGAGGCTTAAGTGATTTAATACCTAGTGGGGATGGTTTTAGTTTAGACTTAGAAATGCCTGAGGTTGTCGAGCAGGTTGCTCAGATGATTGCTGATGGTGCGAGTACTATTAATCGTAATATTATTAAACCTGCTCTTGAAGGAGCTGACCAGTTAGTAAGAGATTTACCTACAACTAAAGAAGACTGGCAGGAAGCAGAGGATATTGTTAAACAAACTGTTATAGATCCTACGGTAGACACTGTACGAGAAACAGGACGAGACATACGTGAATGGGCAGACCCTTATGCTGATGCCGTAAGAGACACTGGTCGTGAAGCCGAGGAGCTTTATGGACAAGCTGAAGATTACGTTAAGGATTTAATAGACGGTATTGATTTACCTGACTTTAGTCTCCCTGACCTTGACTTTGAACTAGGAAGCTCAGGGGCTAGACAAGCGTCTGTAGCACAAAAAGAAGATAAGAAACCTGTGTTGCTTGACTCTGTAGCTAACGTAGGAAGCTTAGATTTACTACGTAATGTATCTCCTTTTAGAAATAATTTACTTTAAGGTCTTGACATTTAGACTAAAATATGGTATAATATATACTATAGAACTTAGGAAATAAACTATAATGAATTATTTAGAGATTGTTAATGCAGTCCTAAGAAAACTTAGGGAAGAAGAAGTTACTGTTGTCAATCAGAACGACTACAGTAAACTTATAGGGGACTTTGTTAATGACGCTATTAATAACGTAGAGGCTGCTTGGGATTGGTCTACGTTACGTAATGACTTAATCATAACGACTACTCCCTCTTTGTCTACTTATCCTCTGGTTGACTTTGGTGTCCGAGGCGAAGTAATGTCTATCTACAATGTAACTAAAAAGGAACAAATATATCAGCGTTCCAAAGCATACATTAAAGATAAACAATATACAGCCTCAGAGAACTCTGGTCAACCTAGATACTTTTGTTTCGACGGGACTGACTCCACTGGAGACACTCAGGTCACCTTCTATCCAACCCCTGACCAAGCGTATACCTTAGAAGCTAACGTGGTCCTACGTGACCAGAAGTTAGTCAATGACAGTGACGCTACGTTACTACCTGTACAGCCTATCGTACAACTAGCGTTTGCCTATGCTTTACGTGAACGTGGGGAGACAGGAGGACAGAGTGCTATGGAACAAACAGTGACTGCACAGAACGATTTATCCAATGCTATTGCTTTAGACGCAGGTAACAATGGTGGTGAATTGGTCTTTAATGTTATTTAACAAGAGAGAACAAACATAATGGCAAAACCACTACAGACAGTCACAATACAAGCTCCTGCATTCTATGGTTTAAACACACAGGACAGCCCTACAGGTTTAACTGAACAGTTTGCCTTGGTTGTGGATAACTGTGTGATTGACCAGTTTGGTCGTGTAGGTGCACGTAAGGGTTGGGACTACAATACAACTACTAACGGTGATTCCCTAGTACATCTATCGGAATACATTAAGGCTGACACAAGTACTGAGATTATTAGTGCGTCAGCTACAGCAGTCTACAAGGGCGAAGAGACACTTACGGACATTACACCTTCTGGTTATACAGTAAGTACTGGTGAGTTCCGTGCGGCTACTTTGAATAACACTCATTATTTATTTCAAGAAGATGAGGACCCATTGTACTACGATGGTACAACATGCGCTCTCGTTAGTGACCACCCTAGCTACTCAGGTACTGTCCCTACGGGAGGCATACCCTTAGCAAGCTTTGGTAGACTATGGGTAGCTAAAGGAACAGTAGTTTACTGGTCGGACTTACTTATAGGTGCAGCATGGGACACAGGTTCTTCAGGCTCTATTGACTTATCTAAAGTATGGCCTGACGGTAGCGATAGTATCACAGGACTAGCGTCACACAACGGCTTCCTAATCATCTTTGGTAACTCACAGATAGTAGTCTACCAAGGACCGGAAGACCCTGCTACGATGTCCTTAGCGGACACTATAGTAGGCACAGGATGTACCGCTACGGACTCTATACAAGCCACTGGTAATGACTTATTGTTTTTATCTAATGAAGGTGTACGTAGTTTTAATCGTACAATACAAGAGAAGTCCTTGCCTATGCGAGACATCTCAAAGAATGTACGTAGTGAATTAACCTCAGCGGCTTTAGTAGAGACAAGTAACATTAAGAGTGTCTATAATAGCGAAGAGGCTTTCTATTTACTTTACTTTCCTGATAGTTTAATTACTTATTGTTTTGACGTAAGAACACCATTGGAAGACGGTAGTCATCGAGTTACTAAATGGATAGGTATAAACCCTCAGTGCTATACGTCAACTAGGGACGGTAGGCTACTACTAGGAATGCCTAATGGTGTCGCTGAGTACAAAGGTTACAGAGATAATGGTAATAGCTACGAGTTAAATTACTTCTCGAACTACTTAGACTTCGGTAGTCCATCACAATTAAAACTATTAAAGAATCTAAAGATTAGTGTCATAGGCGGTAGTGATACAGAGGTTACTCTTAACTGGGGTTATGACTACAGCTACGCATATAAGAAACGTGGATTTAAACTAGCGGCTCAAACAGTAGCTGAATATGGTATCGCTGAGTACGGCATAGGTGAGTTTAATGCAGGTATCTTAGTTAATAGACCAAGCGTTAACGCCTCAGGTGGCGGACAAGTAGTACAACTAGGAGTTGAAGCACAGATAGACGGTGCTCCTTTATCAATACAACGTATGACAGCACAAGCAATTATAGGACGAGTAATTTAATGAGTAATTACAGCAAAACAACTAACTTTACAGTCAAAGACAATCTACCCTCAGGTAATCCCTCTAAGATTATCCGAGGCGGTGAGGTTGACGATGAGTTTGACAATATTCAAACAGCAGTTAACAGTAAGTCAGATACAGCTAGTCCTACCTTCACAGGTACAGTGACTGCTCCTGCGGTTACAGTTACAGGAACACTAACAGCAGGGACTATTGACGGAGGTAGTTACTAATGAGTTTATTTGATAACCTGTTAGGCGCAGGATTGTCCTACAGTTTTCTTGATGATACAATAGACAAGGCCCGTGGTTTACCTAATCAACTACAGACTGCCGCTACGGACCTCGCAGGTCAAGTAGGGACAGCCGCTACGTTTAAACCTTTTACTGTCACAGGTCCTACGGGTTCTGCTAGTTTTACTGAGACTGGTCTTGACTTAGGAGGTCCTACGTCACAACAGACTGGTCTAATGAATCAAGCCCAAAGCGCTATTGGTGGTTTAGGTGGAACAGTGACAGGCTTAGGTGACCTACAGCAACAAGCGTTTACAGGCGCTCAGGGAGCCTTAGGGGCGACTTCAGGCTTAGGGGCTACTACCACAGGGCAAGAGTTATTAAACCAAGGACAGGGCTTCCTAGGAGCTCAGGGACCTCAAGACTTAGCTAATTTACAATCAATGTTTGCTAGTCAAGTAGGCCAGTCACAAACAGGTAGCTTAGGAGGTCTTACTGACCAACTACAACAAGCCGCTAGTGCAGGCTTAAGTGCTCCTACAGCAGGAGCTACAGATATTTATAATCAGATTAGAGCTATGCAGACTCCTGAGGAAGAACGTCAGCGTTTATCTTTAGAGAATCGTTTAGCGGCTCAGGGTCGTCTTGGTGTAAACACTGCTGCTTATGGTGGTACTCCGGAACAACTAGCAATGGCTAAGGCTCAGGAAGAAGCTAAGAATGCTGCCTCGTTACAAGCTATAGGTATGGCTGACCAGTTAGCTTCCTCACAGCAACAACGTGCTTCTCAGTTAGCACAGTTAGGTATGTCCGCTGAACAGATTGATAGTCAGTTAGCTAGTGAAGGATTAGGTCGTGATGTTACTTCGGCATCTACAGCGGCACAGTTAGCTCAGACAGGCTCAGGTATCCAAGCACAACAACAGGCTTTAGGTCAAAACTTATTAGGTTTAGGATTACAGTCTCAAGAGCTCGGTGGTCAGTTAAACATGCAGGACCTTAATAGAGCACAGACATTAGCTCAAATAGGACAGCAGTCAGCTATGTTACCTGCGTCACTACAGGGACAAGAGTTATCTAATATTACATCTATGCTACAAGCCGCAGGTATTCCTCAGCAACAGCAGTTAGCTCAGGCTAACTTAGGTCTTAACTTAGGTGGTATGCTACAGACTCCTGCACAGCTAGAGGCACAAGCATTAG